CACGAGACTTTCGATCTTGTAGCTCTGCGCATTCTTGTAGAACTTTAATTGATTCTCTCACGAGTCCACTCCTTGAATTTTTGTGATTTAGATTTACAACGGTAGTTAATACCAGCAGCAGACATATTAAATTTATCTGCAGCTTCATTTAGATTATAAACGGTCCCGCTGATTTTGTACACATATTTCTTGTTACGTTTTATATATGGGACAAGATTAATACCGATCTCTTTATATGCATCACGCCAAAAGAGGTGACCAACCTTTTTTAGATCAGTATTCTCTTTTGGCGTGGTGTAGTGTACACGAGATCTTGATTTGATTACAGCAACAATACGATTAAACGATTTACCTGCTGCAATCAAAGACATGATTTTTTCAGCAGATGCTTGGCGACCAAAGAAATGTTCTTTGGTTACCTTTGCACCTTGTGGTCGATTATTTGCTTCTTCAGAAATAAGACCACTGTGAATTGCTGGAGTACGATGAAGACCTTCAGCAATTAGACCAGTAAAATACTTAAGAGCTTCTGGATCGTCTTTGTGAGAATGATAACCAGCAATAGCGATACGAGCAAGAGTTTCATACTTAGACATTAGTAGTACTCACGAATATAAACATCATAGTGTGTTGCATTTTCCCAAGGTGTGTCATGAGCCCAAGAGTTTTTACGAGGACCACGTGGACGAATACGAATACCTTTGGTATTGTATTTTCTGAATCCAAGATTTTTGTTAACACGATTTAGAACAGAGTTATGTTCTTTGAGAAGTTGTTTTAGATCGCCAATAACTGGATCGTCAAGAGTATCAACAGTGAATTTGTAATCTGAAGATGAGCGATTTTTGTAAGTAACATAAGCCATGATTAAGTCCTTTTATTATTCGAAGTTTGGATCGAAGTTTTCATTTTCCTCAATTGTGAATAAGGGGTTGAGATTTCCGTATTCATTTTTTAGGAATGATTTGATTGTGGAAAAAGAATGGAAATAAATTTCAGAAATTGGATTTCCGCCACCAGGACCATTTGGATTGGTTATGTTAAATTCAATTAAATATTGATTTTGGTGTTGAGGGATTAAGTCAATTGAATTGTGGTCAAATTCAAGAGTGATGAAATATGGATGAGTTTGATTATAGTTTGTCATAAGTTATTTCTCCTTCATTACCTAAGACCATACTATACTATATCAAATAGATTGTAAACAAAAAAGTGAGCAGAAGCCCACTTTTTTTTCATTTTATTTTTTTGTATATGGTGTAAACAATTAAAAATTGATAGTACCAACTAGTAATGACTAAGTATTCATATAAAAAGTTCTCTTGGTTCTCTCCATACCATCCACTGGCCGCATATAAAAGTAGTACAAAATAGCATAGTATAGGACCAAAGAACCAAAACATTACCAAGAACTACGATCAATAGGAGTTCGATCACGGATCTTTTGCTGAGCTACATCTAACTCGCCATGATTACCTTCATGGCTTGGTGGCGTCCAACCACCGGGTTTCAAAAGATCTGGTAGACCAAATGGATTAGGCCGTCCTGGTTTTACACCTGGAGACTTATTCATATTTGCTTGATAGATCTCATCCCAAGCTTTATTTGCATCAACACCAAAGACATCCAGTGTACCAATTGCAAATACGCATAGATCAATAAGACCATCAACAATCTCTTCTGAATTGCCAGCATTTACAGCTTGCATCGTTTCATGTAGTTCTTCTTGACACATAAGCAGACGAAACATTAGGTATTTGTTCATTAATACTTTGTCATCTTTATGTTTTTCAAACCACTCTTTTACACCATACTTGTGGTGCATTTGGTGGATATCGAAAGCCCAGTCACTCATATTATAATCCTTTTATTGAATGTATGTATTCTATCACATTTTACTCAAAGAGTAAACATCTAATTTCTTAATTCCAAGAGCCCAATTCTCTGCAGCATCTTCTACGTACCTCATCGACTTACCCGGAAAATCTTCTTGGAAAAATCGCTTACCATTATTATCAAAATATCTTATGTAAGCATATTCTTCTTTGAAGTCGAAATGAATTTCACAATATCCTTCATCATGATCTGAATAGTAAGTAGAAAGCTTTTTACCCATTTAGTCCTCCGATTCAATTTCTTCTATGAGTTGGTCTTTCATAGCTAAGATTTGTTCTTTCATGTGTGGTTTATCCCACCATCTAAATAGAACACAAACAGTAATCCTTGGCACATTAGTATAAGCAGAATGCCAGCAGTGGTCTGGTTCGTCTTTACCAAAATGATAATGCCGGCATTGCCATCCAGCTTTGTCTGGAATCTGAACAAGAGTTTCCTTCTTTTTATCATAGTATTGAAAGAATCCATTTCCTTGTTCTGACCAAGAAAAAATAAATTGCCAACCAGAATTATTTTGATTTGTGTGCCAGCCTACAAATCCTCCAGGAGGATAATATAAAAACACTGCATCACTATTAGCTCCAAGGGTTGCTATAAACTCATTAGCAGTATATTTAGTTACTTCTTTTAGTCTATCATCTGGAATATTGTATACTGGCAATGAATAATGTTCAACTGGAAATCCTTTATGGTCTGGATCATTCATATGCTTTTTTAAATAAACATAATCCATATATTTTAATCCATCCGTGACAGCATTATCAGGTGAATAAGCTCTATAGTTCTCAATCATGGATTGGTCAGTTAATATATTGGTTTTTAAAACTTCTGACTTAATATAATCAAGTTGAGATAAAATATTCTTATTTCTAAGTACTAACTCAGTCATTTGTAAAATCTAGTGCCTTTGGATAAATGCTACCAATAGCTTTTGCTACCTCGACGGCCAGTTCCATATGTTCTTTTTGTGTCCCATTTGCAGAACGTAACTCTATATAATGAATCCAACTACGGATAGTGCCATTAACATAGAGCCTACTAACTGTGTTACCTTCTGGTAAGACTGCTCGTGCTTGTTCTTTTGCAATACCATTTGCAATCGCCCAAGCATATGCCTCTTCTGCTTTATCAATAACTTCTTGCTGCAAAACGTTCCACGCTGACTGCAAATCGGCATCATCAGTTTCAATAGAATTCTGCCGATTTTTATTATCCTGCAACCTTGCTTTTCTTAGAATAAAATTGTTACTAAGATCGCGGATGTCAGCATACCGCTGAGAAAACTCTTGAAATGAAAACGATCTGTGCCGTAAGAGTTGACGGGCGATATCTCTGGTTGTTTCGATTTCGATGCAGGCTGATGCCATTTCGAATGGTGACCAGTGTTTATGCTTGATGAGATAGTCAAGTAACTTTGCTGTTGTTTTGGTGTTAGCTTGGTTCGATGGATTGGAGACACGGGCTGCGTACGCGATAAGGTCTTGGATGTTGTCAAGCCCCTCGAGTGCAAGTTCTCCTGAGTGGATACGACCAACGGGTTGGCTATAGGATATGAGACGTGCATGCATTATTTACCTTGACCTCGATATTTTTTAAAAGAACGTTTTTTGCTTTTATTCATAGAAGACGTTTTAACGTTTCCATTACCAATTGCTGTTTTCTTATTGCCTTTTGCCATATTTTACTCCATTTTAAAATCTTTAAAGCGTTCATTCATTTGTGATTTGTCAAATGCCGGGGTATCATCCATTACACCATCTTCAGCTTGGTCGGCATCATATAATCTCATACGAGATCTATCAATACCAACTACAAATCTCTTTTTAAAGTTTGGATCATTATATCTATTCTTTAATTGTTTGACCATTATTTGGCCAAGAGCTTCTAGCTCTTCAGAACTAATAAGTGCAAACATAAGATCCGCAGTAGCTGGTAGACCAAATGATTCAGAGGTATCTTCAAGTCCAGGATCAGAGCTTGTATATCCAGACCGAGTTGTTTGTGTAGCAGATACAATTGGTACATCAAACTCTACAGCAAGACCACGTAGTTCTTCTGCAATTGCTTTAATGTATGTATATGAATTAATAGCACCACCCATGCCTTTCATACGTGATGAGGAACAAATATTCAAATAATCAATAAAGATCATTTCCGGTACAAAGTTCTTTTTAAGTTTTAGCTCGTTTAAGAGAGCTCTGAAATGTCCGGTATGAGCTGAGCCAGTTGGATATTCTTTAATAATTAACTTACCATTTGTGCGAGCAGATAGCTCATCAACTTTACTAGTCAGCATATCTTTTGTAATATGCTGAAGTTGATCTAATGGAATATTTAGCAGGTTAGCATCTATCCTTTCAGCAATACGTTCCTCAGCCATCTCTAGTGTGATGTAC